CCATAAGCGACGTGCAGGTTCAAAGGGCAAAGGAGGATGCGGAAGGAAGGTGGATGAGGGACGTAGTATGGGACCGAGCTCTGCTCGAACGGATTGACCGATATATCTCCATACTACCCCTCTCAGCACCTTCCAGGGAGGCCCCAGCGTCCACTCCCAATGACCGTGCATGCCTCGGCTGTCCCCGCAAGAAAGGGGGTCAGGCCGCGGCGGCACAGAAATTGGTTATGGATGAGCTGGAGAGGGACTATCAGGCAGCCCGGGATCTGTTTACGCTGCGCGCATCGAGTAACTTCTTAGAGAAGAGTACTTATGTGGACAACCGCGATGTTGTTCGTAACCTACAGTCGGTTACTCTTCATCAACGCGAGACCTCCACCATCGGTACTACTCCAGAGGAAGCTCTCGAGTACGCGAATCGTAAATTCACCCGGGAATACATGATGTCCCCGCCACCACTCGAACCTTGCTCCGTAACAGAGCTTGGAGGAAAGGTTCGGGTGGTGACCCTCCATTCCATTGAGGAGGTCCTCATCGCACGTAACGTCACTGCGCGCTGGCTCAGCCAACTACGCAAGGTCGTTACGACGAGGGACATCCTGAGGAACAGTCCAGTCGAGCTAGAGACAACAGAGGGAGATGGTGACATCTTCTCTGCAGACCTCACGGCAGCGACCGATTTCATCCCGCACGAGGTGGCACAACGAGTTGTGACCAGATTGTACGAGAGGATCGGAGCACCGTGCTCGCTGGATACGCTCCTGAAGATCTTCGGACCACACCAACTCCCAGACGGCCGTGTTACCAAAGGTGGTATACACATGGGTCTGGGGCCGACTTGGGTGGTCCTCTGTCTTCTCAATGGATTCGCAGCGTGGAACGCAGGGGCGCACAAGGACGACCACAGAATATGTGGAGACGATCTCGTTGCTATCTGGAGGAACCAGACAGCAGAGAGATACACCTCCACACTCGAGTCCCTTGGAATGGTGGTTAACCGCTCCAAGAGCTTCTTCACTGTGGCCGGCGTCTTCTGCGAGCGGCTAGTCGTGCGAAGTGGCGCTGGATCTGCAAGGGCCTGTCAGGTAGGTCACCTTAGTCAGTCCAGCGCGGCACGTGTCATAGCCGGTCGCACAAGAGAGCGCCTCGTTGTAGCTCAGGAACTTTGGTCTGAAGACCAAATCCCTATCCTGAGCCGTGAGACCGCCTATAGTCTCACTCCACGCGTGCGTGACGGGGGGCCTTTAAGACTCGGGGGGAAGGGGAGAGGACTCTCCAACGGGAGGCAGCTAGAAGCTGCGCTCCGTTACGGTACTGTCAAACTGGTTAGGTCTGCGTACCGTCTTCCACCCGGGTCCGCAGTCGCGTTGCGCGAAGCAGAGAAGGAGGCAGGAGAGGTTCCAGTCTCCAGCCTCCTCATTTCCGCAATAACACGGCTGCGGCTTCAAGATAACTTCCGTGGAAAGAAGTCAAAAGAAGCCAAGCCCGTCACAAGTAAGGACTTCATATCTGACACCAGAGCCCGAAGGCGTAAATGCCAGGGAACAGAGAAGTCGCTACTTGCTGCCGTCACCGCATCCTCCCTAAGGTCGAAAGACCGAAAGCTAGCCAAGTGGCTAGTCAAACGGCCTCGCAACCTCTCTCATCACGGACTCGTGAAGTGGTTGCAGAGAGTCGTAGCACGGCCTCGAGCAGAAAGATATCTGTCGAGGCACGATGCCACTCAGTGGCTGCAATCCATCTCCCGTGTCCGGTGGGAGTTGGGCCCGAAAGAGCTTCCGAAGAAGCCATAACGGGTG